TGTTGCTAAGATTAATAAAATTACCAGACCAAGCAACAGCAGCGGTGTCACTTCTTCCTAAAATTCCATTTTGACACCACGAATTTCCAGTAATTAAAGATATTGTTGAAAAACCCTGATAAACAGCGGCTGCACTTGACCCACTCATTAATAATAATCCTGATGAAGAATTTGCACCTGCTGGTACAAAAGTAGAAGCCACATTGAGTCCAGAACCTAAATAACCTGAAGTTGTAAAACTTCCTGAACCAAGCTGCATTTGAATAGCAGATGTTCCGTTAGTGCTTACGCTATTAAACATTACTGTAATTCGCTTTACCCAACTAGGAATTCCAGTAAAGTCAATAGATGTTCCGCTTGTAGAGGCTACAGCAGTTCCGCTTACAATTGCGCTATTTGCCCCAGTAACTACGACTTCACCACTTGCGGCAGGTAATGTCTGCGTAAAGTTACTAGCAGTTGCAGGTTCTTGGATGGTGATTTGACCACCGCCTGATGATTGAAGTATAAGACTCATAATATAATCCACCGTTGTGCGCTTGCAATAGTAACTGTAAACCCAGAAGCAATCGTTATCGGACCAACTGAGAGACAGTTCTTACCGCTTGTGGTTGTTACGTTCTCTGCAATAGAGTCTTCATTAAAGGCAATCGCCTTAGATGCTGCAGAACCAAAGTATTGACCGCCTTGTACAGTAGCAGTAGTTACTCCAGTTACTAAACCCTTGGCATTAACTGTAACTACAGGAATAGAACTAGCACTACCGAATGAACCTGTGTTACTGTTGACTGTTGCAAGAGTTGCGTTAGTAATAGCAGCTCCAGAAGTTCCTGACAAAGTCAAATCTCCACCAGTAACAGAGATAGGAACATTAGCCCATGATGTAGCTGTACCATTGGTAGTTAAGAACTTACCAGAGTTACCTGTTTGACTTGGTGTGTAGCTTGCTGCTAATGCTTCAGAAGCAGCAGCATTGGTTGCTGAGGTTGCTGCAGCACTGGCTGAGTTACTAGCATTAGTTGCGCTAGTGGCTGCTGCGCTGGCAGAGTTGCTTGCATTAGTAGCTTGGGTGGTCGCTGTAGACGCACTGGATGCAGCGTTTGTTTCGGATGTAGCTGCGTTACTTGCAGAAGTAGAAGCAGCAGATGCACTGCTCGATGCATTAGTAGCTTGAGTGGTTGCTATACCTGCTTGAGTAGTAGCTGTTGTAGCTGATGTTGAAGCTGAAGTAGCAGAATTACTTGCGTTGGTTGCTGATGTGGAGGCATTGCTTGCAGATGTAGAAGCCGCTGACGCAGACGATGCAGCGTTAGTTGCTGACGTAGAAGCATTGGAAGCACTCGTAGAAGCAGCGGTTGCGCTGTTGGATGCATTAGTGGCTGAAGTAGCTGCAGCCGTAGCTGAGTTACTTGCGTTAGTAGCTTGAGTTGAAGCTGTAGATGCGCTAGAGGAAGCTGCAGAAGCACTGGATGCAGCGTTAGTCTCTGCAGTCTCTGCGTTGGTTTCTGCTAGTTCAGCAGCAGTTTGAGCTGTCTCTGCAGCTAACTGTGCAGCCTCAGCAGCGGCTTGCGCTGTCTCTGCATTGGCTTCAGCAGTCTCAGCGTTTGTCTCTGCAGTCTCTGCGTTAGTCTCTGCAGTTTGTGCATTGGTTGCAGCGGTAGAGGCTGTTGATGCAGAACCCGCAGCAGCGGCAGCACTCGCAGCAGCAGCGTCAGCATCAACCTGAGCTTCGGCAACGAGTTCACGAATTAATAAGGCTTCACTTGAAGAATCCGCTACAGCGTCTCCTGCACCACCTGCGCCACGATAGATAGAAATGATAGTCTCCTAGATTTTATTAGATTTACGAAGATTCTCTGTAGCAGGAATTACTCGTAAGTTCCAAGGTACATGAAGACCGCATACTGTTTTTCCATTCAAAGGAACAATGTGGTCTACATGATGCTGTTCTTCGGTATATTTACTAAACATTACCGCTAGTGAATATTTACATTCCATATGCAGTTTATGAGAAGCAGTTAACCACTTTGGTGTTGCTTGTAATTCTAAAGCCCGTCTATACGAATTGTAACTATTTACTTTTGCTCGGTTGTTAACCTGCCAGTTTTTGTAGTTCTTTGACTTCTTATCTTTGTTGCTTTGTTGCCATGCTTTGTCGTATTCAGCTACTTTGTCTTTATTGACTTGTTTCCATTCTCTGTTCTTTTGTTTTACACATTCTTTACAGTAGCATTTAGGCTTACCGTTATTCATGTAAAACTCTTTAAACTCTTTTGTCTGGTTACAGTTAGAACACTGTTTCACTAGAATCCTTTTAGAAATATGCTAAGTATAACATACTTTTAAAAAGATGAGAAGCTCTTTCGAGCCTCCCACCTAGTTGCTTTTTAGGCGTTTACTGCAAGAACAAAACCTGCCTCAGGGCGGACAACCTTCGTACCGAAGAGAGTGTCTGCGGTATAAAGAGTTGAGAGATAGTCCTGTTTATATTGCGTCTGTGAACGAACACCTAACTGCTCTGCCAATACCATTGTGTCGGTATGGAACAAGAGTGCGGCTTTAACTGCATCGCCAGCGGTGTTTTCATCGGCTGTTTCGATAACAGGCATATTGCTCGACACATAAATGTCAATGCCATACAGCTTACCGATTTGACCATTGTTTACGCCACGACCATCAACGAAGTCAGAGCTGTTATAACGGTCAATACCCATGATTGCGTTACGCAGTGAAGGAGGAATCGCAAACTTACGACCATCCATTGGTACGTCAGCGTCGTCCATCAACTGGATGAGCTTACGGAAACCAGCATCGGTGAACAAGTCAGATGTGGTTACTGTGTCAACAGCGTAAGTTGTCAAACCAGTGGTTGCGTCGATGAAGTACGCATTGCTGTGTACCCAATCAGCACCATCGCTGTTACCAAAAGACTTACCTAAAGCGATGAGGTCGTCATCAACTTGTTTAGCCAAAGCGTAACCAGCGTCTTCCGTGTAGAACGAACGGAGCGATGCCAAAGCCTGAACTTCGACGATGTCCTCGATGAAACGTGAGTACTCGAAATGACGGTTGATTAGAACCTGTACTTCGCTCTCGGTATCAGCTTGGATGGTAACTGCGGTGTTTGCAGCCTTGAGGGTTGCAGTACCACGAGTTGGCTTAGGAATGTGCAGCGTGTCACCTTTTTTGCCTTTGAAAGACATTTTGCGAACAAGGTTTGCCAATACTAGGTTTTTCTTGTAGGCAGCGATGACTTCATCAGACCAAATTTCTGGTACGAATGTTGCTGCGTTTGTGCTGTTGACGATAGATGAACTACCGCCGGGGTATGCTACTTTTGCCATGATGTATTTCCTTTAATTAGAAAGTCTAAAATTACTTAACTCTCCCCTCTTGGTATGCTTGCATAATCTCGTCAGAGAGTTGCATATACCTATCAGGGTCGGTCATTCTCAGTTTAATAAGGTCTGCTCTACGATATACTTTTCGACTGCTTTCACCAGCACCACCAACATCGACTGTAGCTGCCTTCATTGCCTGTTCTTGGGCTTTGCTTTCTACATTGGCTGATTGTTGAACTTGGTTCTGCTGTTTGATTTGTTTAAGTTCTTTGTAAGTACTTAACAACTCATCAGCGGATTCAAAGTCAAACTCAGCGTCTGCACGAGCAAACAAGTTTAAGCGAATAGCAGAAGATTTAACCCAATCTTGAAACCCTGCATCTTGTGCGATGGTTGCAAAGTCTGGGTGCTTTGAGGACAACTGTTGAGCTGTCTTCATGCGCTTCATTTCTAACGCTGCTTGTCTTGCTTCAAGAACTGCAGGATGCTTCTCTACTTGTCTGTTGACCGCACTGGCTGGGTCTGCAAAAAAGTCGTCTTCGAGCGATTCTTCAATAGGCTTCGCTTCCTTAGCCCTAGAGTCGAGTTGTTGTTTTAACAGTTGGTCTGCAAGACTCCGTACTTCATGAACCTCATTCGCTTGGCGACCGATGAGCTTTTCAGCTTCTTGGTGCATCCTTGCAATCTCAATAGCAGACTTACCACGATACTTCTCTGGTAATTCTTCTACGGGTTCTTTGACATCAACCGCTTCAGTATTGTCTACAGTAGTGCTGTCGGGTACTGGGGTTGTAACGTCTTGTACTTCTTCTTGCTCACTGCCGTTAAACAGTTCTTCTTCTTGAATAAAGTTTGCTGCCATTTAAAGTCTCCTGTCACCGAATCAAGTGATTTTAGGATTTGTAATCTAAGGCTTTACCTGCGGTAAAGGTATCTTAGGCGTTTTGCTTTGCTTCTTGCTTCTGCTTATCTTCGTGCCTTTTCGCCCACCTATCGTAGGCAGACACGTAGATTGGGTCTGTGCCATCTAAACTCACCCTTACAGGAGAGATAATTCGATTAGCTACATTCCCACAACTACAGGAGATTGTTGTTGTCTCATAATCAACAAAACCTTCTGTAATGTGTTCTTGACTACATTTAAAGTCGTATAACCGTCTACCCATTCTGAGCCTCTCCCGAGGAGTCGTTAATGAGTTGGTCGTAAGCCTGTTCTGAGGCAGGTTTAAGGGTAATGAGCCACTGAAGCAAGTCCAGTTGTCCCTTCTTTACCATTAAATCCGCTTCACTCTGGATTGATAGCACATGGTTCAACGAATTGAACATATTTTGTGCATCTTCCACTAAATCTTTCCACCCTTCAGTAGACATCATTGAAAAGCGGTTCTCGTAATACTGTTGAAGTTTCTTATCTATCATTCTTCTTTGTCCTTTGAGGAGAAGTTACTTTTTCCTACTAATTGCTTTACACATTTCTTTAAAAAATGTAAAATCTAAGTTATTTCTAGCTCTGTTAGCACACCAACAAACTAAAATACAGTTGGAAGGTAAATACCCAATGGTGTTATCAACACGCTCAATACTGACAACAGTGTTGGAGCCTGTGATATAGTCCATATCCCAACCTGTATAAGCACATTTGCCGTTTTGTGTTATCCAGAGTAAACATATATCTTCGTAAGTAAGTGCAAAAACCTGTCCACGTTTAGTGGCACTTGCTTTAGCACCTTTAACCAACGCTCTAAACCGACCAGCCGAAGTATTTACATACTTTAGGCTTTTCTCAGTGTCGGTTAGTTTTGTTTTCAATCTTTACTTACTTATTTTGTTGCAATTCTACCACACTTTTGTTAAAAAGTCAATAGTTTTCTTTACTTTTGAGCTGATTTCTGCATCTGCAGTTCAACAATCTTACCTTTGTTGTCAATGTCCTTTTCTT